CCCTGACCGGCTGCTGAGGGTCACCGAACGGTACAAGGTCAGGGGCTCGATCCTGCAAGGGATGGGCTATGCGATCGACGATGCCGACACGGGTGCGATGTTCTGGTTTCAGCGCGTGTGGGACGACACGAGCGAGGCCTGGTATGTGCCGACCAAGGTCATCGACAAGAACAACAACCCGCCGATCGACACCAAGCGCTCGGTGAACCACGGATTGGGCTTCTGCCCGATGATCTGGATTCGCAACCTGCCCGGCGGCATTGCGCCTGATGGCGCGTCGACGATGGTCCGCGAAGCCTTGGATACGCAGATCGAGATTGACTACCAGCTGTCGCAAGCGGGTCGCGGGCTTCGCTACGCTGCGGATCCCACGCTGCTGATCAAGCAGCCCGCCGCATCCGAGGGACGGATGGTGCGCAGCGCCAGTCAAGCGCTGGTCGTCGGCCAGGACGGCGATGCGAAGCTGCTCGAAATCAACGGCACCGCTGCCGAGGCTGTGATGAACTATGTGCGCGGCCTTCGGGACCTCGCGCTTGAATCGCTGCACGGCAATCGTGCCAACGCGGACAAGCTGAGCGCGGCACAATCCGGTCGTGCGATGGAGCTGATGAACCAGGCGCTCATCTGGCTCGCTGATCGCCTGCGCACCAGCTACGGCGATGGCGGTGTGCTGCCGCTGCTGCGCATGATCGTGGCGATCCGCGGCAAGTTCGAACTGGTGACCGCATCGGGCATCCCTGTGCCGGCCATGAAGCCGACCGAGGGCATCGCGCTCCGGTGGCCGAAGTGGTTCAGCCCGACCTATGCCGATGGGCTTACCCAGTCGCAGACGTTCGAAACGCTGGTGGGTGCGGGCCTGCAAAGCCGCGAGACCGCCGTGCACAACCTGGCGCCGGATTACGACATCGAGGACCCCGACGCCGAACTGGCCAAGATCGAGGCCGAGCAAGAAGCGACCGCAGCGGCTGAGGTCGATAAGGCCGCTGCGCTTGCAGCTGCCAAACCACCAACGCCGGGCAAACCGCCTCTTTCGGCATCAGACGACTAACCCACATCGAGGAATAACGAGCCATGGCGCAGCCCAAGGTGATTTCAGCCAACGGCCTGCAGCAGGTCGATCTTGGCGACGAATTTTCGGGCTTCCCCGGGACGCGCATCCCGGTTGCCGACAACGACCCGACCCGCGCGACCTATTCGTGTTTCATCCCGGCGTTCGTACCTGCCGCAACACCGGGCGATTTTCTCGAAATCCGTGGAGCGGCGGGCAAGCTGACGCGCATCCGTCAGATCATTCTGACCGGGACGGCAACCTCGGCCTCGAACGTGCTGCTGGCGCTGATCCGCCGCAGCAGTCCCGACACCATTGCGCTGAACGCCGCCACGCCGCTCATTCCGCGCGATCCGGCCTATGACGCCGCTCTGACGACGATCAAGACCGCCTCCGCCAACCCTTCGGCTGTCGGTGCCACCGCACTGGGCGCGGGCTTCGCCGATGGTGGCCGCCTCAACCTGGCGCCCGCTGCCAACGGTGGCATTGACCGTCTCGCGTTTCAGATTTCGTGGCTGAACGACCGCGCAATGACGCTGAACGGCGCGAACGACTTCCTCTATCTCAGTCTGGCAAGCAACACGACGAGCCTCACCGGCCCCGCGTGGCCCGCTGGTGGGGCGCTCGATATTGCCATCTGGCTGACCGAAGAACCCAACCCTCAAAACTGACGGATTGACCTGTCATGAGTGAAACCAAAGACCCGCCCGAATTCACCAAGGAATATGTCGAAGGCCTGCGCAATGAAGCGGCGGGCCATCGGTTGAAGGCACAAGAGACCCAGCAGAAGCTGGACGCGGTGACCGCCGAACGCGACGACTTCAAGTCGAAGTTCGAGGCCGCCGACGCTGCCCGCGTGACGGCCGAGGGCGCTGCCCTCGAAGCCAAGACCAGCGCCGACCAGCGCATTGTCAGCGTCGAACTCAAAGCCGCTGCGGTCAGCCTCGGGCTGATCGATCCCGATGACCTGCGCCTGCTCGACACGTCGGCACTCAAGCTGAACGACAAGGGCGAGGTCGATGGCTTGGCTGACGCGCTGGGCAAGCTGCAGGCCAGCAAGCCGCACCTGTTCAAGCCCGCTGCCGATCCGGCCAACCCCAACCCGGCGCCCACCGACCGCACGACTAGCCCCAACCCGGCGCCCTCGCCGACTTCGCCCGGCCCCAAGCGGGCTACGGAAATGGACCCGGCGGAATATGCCAAAGCTTACCGTGAGGTGACCGGCGCCCAGCTGCGCCGCATCGCCTGACCCTGAACACCGCCATCGCAGGTTGACCCTGAGGGCACACCCATCCCCACCTCCATCGCGGCCAGGCGCCGATGGGAGGGCGTAAAAACCCCACCCATCGGAGTTTGCCATCATGGCCATTCAGAATATGCCCACGCAGCTGCAGGCTGCGATCCAGCAAGGTTTCCTTGAGCGTGAGTTCCGCGACGGCCTGCAGTCGGCCCTCGCCTATCGCGCCGTCGCTGACCGCGAGCCTGTCGCAATCAACATCGGTGAAACCGTCACCAAGACCCGTCAGGGCTTCAAGGCGCCGGTGACCACCGCCCTGACCCCGAGCGGCAACACCAACCTCGACAACGGCATGACGCCCACCGCCACGTCGATCGAACAGTACACCCTGTCGCTCAACATGTACGGCGACACGACCGACCTCAATACGGTCACCAGCCAGGTCGGCATTGCCAACCAGTTCCTGCTGAACGCCAAGGTCAACGGTGTGCAGGCCCGTCAGTCGCTCGACCGTCTGGCCCGCAACGCGCTGTTCTCTGCCTATCTCGGCGGCAACACCCGCGTCCGCACCACGCTCGGCTCGCCAAACGTCACCATCAGCGTCGATGACATTCGCGGGTTTCAATACGTTCTGGTCAACGGCGTTTATGTAGCCGTGTCGGGCACCAACACCGCTCAGGTGCAGGTCGGATCGAACACCTACACGCTGACCGGCGTGGCGGCGGACGGATCCAACGTGTCGACCGCTTTCGGCGGTATTTCGGGGACGCTGACGTTCTCGGCGACCGTGACCGTGGCTGACGGCACCGCGCTCAACACCGTGGCTCATCCGAACGCTCCGGTGCTGATCCGCCCCAACGGCAAATGGACCGGCGGCTCGGCCTTCGCGTCGACGACCTCGACCGCTTCGTTGACCTCGTCCGACACGCTGTCGCTCGCGGCCATCGAGGACGCGGTTGCCCAGCTGCGCAACAACACCGGCTTGATCGGTCCGGATTTCGACTGGTTCGGCGACAACGTGTCGATGCGCCAACTGTTTGCGGATGCCGACTTCAAGCAGGCATTCCAGGGCCAGTATGGTTCGCGTGAATGGCGCGAAGGCGAAGTGTTCAAGCTGGCTGGTGTGCGGTTCAATCCGACCACCGAAGCGCCGGTGCAGGCACATCCCACCAACGCCGCCCTCAAGGTTCGCCGGCCGATCATCTGCACCAGCGGCGCGCTGGTCGAGGGCGACTTCGCGGGAATGGAACAGAAGGCCGCCGACATGTCGGGCACCAACGCCATGGTCGATTATATCGACGACGTGGTCATGGTCACCCGCGCGCCGCTCGACCGTCTCGCCCAGATCGTTGCGCAGTCCTGGTTCTGGGTAGGCGGTTTCGTCGCCCCGACCGATGCCACGGCAACCTCGACGATCATCCCGACCGCCGGCGCGCAGTATTACAAGCGCGCTGTGGTGATCGAGCACGTCTGATCCTGACGGCCCCCGGTTCTGCCGGGCTGGGGGCCGCTCATTCGAGGGAATCGCCACATGGCCACCAAATCCACACCCGCAGCCAAGCCCGATCCGCAAACCCCGGACGCCGAGACCGATGTGCCGGCGCTCCCTTCCGCGATCCGGCTGGGCGCATACTACTCGGGCTTCGACGCCCAGGGCGCCTATTACGTGTTCAACGCTGGCGACCTCATCACGAGCCCGGCGCAGATCGAATATTTCGTGGGTCGTGGCGACACGGTGTTCGAAATCATCGAGGGCTAAGCCATGTCGCTGACCGACGCCCAGCTGGTCGATAGCCGACGCTACTGCGGATATGGCAATTTCGGCCTGACTGTGAACCCGGCCAGCGGCTATCGGTTCATGACCCACTACGGCGTGCTCGAATACCGGCTCGCCAACCTGACGACCTCCGAGACCGCCGTCGTCACCACCATGTTGACCAACCTCAACGGGCTGGAAAGCGCGCTGTGGGGATCGTCCGCAAACCTGGACACCGATCAGGCGTCGGTCTGGAAGCACAACAAGAACGAGATTGCCGATCGCGCCGCGCTTTACCGTATGGCGCGGCTCGAACTCTGCAATTTCTTCGGTGTTCCGCCGGGGCCAAGCCTTGGTTCGCCTGGGCAAATGGTGGTCTGATGACACCCGACCAGATCAACGCGAAGATCTACGCCGGGCGCGCAAAGGCGGCGGCACGGCTCGGCTACCCGTTCAACGTGTTTCGCCCGCTGACTGCCATGGCTCCGCTGGGCAATCTGATCACCACCATCCCGGCAGCGTTCAACGCCGCCGACAACACCTATTCCAAGCCGAACCTCTACGGCAAAGCCGTCTGGTTCTCTGACCTCGACGGCTCGCAGGTGCAGGTCGGCGATTATCTGGTGAACGTGGC